ACGAAGTTGCCGGCGCATTGGACCGTTCGCTGCTGACCGTACGCGGTGCGGCTGAACGCCTGCTCAAGAACCGTCACGATGACGTGTACCCAGGATACGCCATGAACGTGTCCTCGCCTTCGCACCGTAACGATATGATTATGACGTTGGTGCGTCGTGCTGAAAACTCCGATACCATGTATGGCGTTGTGCGCCCGACATGGGCCGTGAACCCAACACTGCCGCGTGATGGCGCTACCATCAAGCAGGCGTTCAAAGATGACCCGGTTAACGCGGAGCGAGACTACGGTGCAGTGCCACCACTCGCGGCCAACGCGTTCCTCACCAACCAGACTGAAATCGAAGATGCTCAAGGCTCGAAATCTAACCCTGTCACTGTCACTCGCAACGTTGTGCATTCTAAAAAGCGAGGCGAATCCTTCACTTGGGCTAAGCTCAAGAAAGCAAAGCGCGGCAAGTACCCGACCATCATGGCAATCGACGCCGGTCTTACCAACAACTCCTTTGCTTGCGCAATTGGACGGCTTGATGGGCTCACCGTCAAGTGCGAGGCCCTGATTGAGGTCATCCCAGAGCGTGGCGCGCCGTTGAACCACAGCCGCATCTACGATGAACTCCTTCTGCCGTTGATGGACGCGCGTAACGTTCGCATCCTCCTCGCCGACCGATGGAACTCTGTAAAGCTCTTGCAAGATGCGAAGGAAGATCGGCCTGAGTTGGAGCTGGCTGAGCAGCACAGCCTGAAGTACACCGAAATCTACATGATTAAAACGATGCTCCAACAAGGCACGCTCAAGGTCCCACTGACCGAACGCGACACCTTCAAGGACTGTATCGAGTTTGACGACGAACACTACCCAATGTGCTTCAACAACCAACCAGCCGCTCACTTGCTGATGCAGATGGCAACGGTGAAGGACACTGGGAAGATGATCGACAAGGCTGACGGGTACACCGATGACCTGTTCCGTGCTATGGCTCTGATGAACTGGGGCTTGCACAACGAGGAAATGCAGATCATCCTGCAAGAAGCTCCAAACGACGTGGCCGCAACTCGTCCTATCGCTATCGCTGCATCCCGCCTGTACTCCGGTGGTGGTCGCCAGCTTGGTTCTGGTGCTCAATCCGTTTCCGTCATTGGCGCGAAGTCAGCATTCCGCAGGTAATCGAACATGATCGACATTACAAAGTACAAGTGGTTCCTGTATCAAGGGCGACCGATCCATCTGGTGACCGATCATCCAGAGTTCGACCTTGAAATGGAAGAGGGCAACAAGTTTGCCTACCGCAAGATCGGCGCCAATCACTATCTGGTGAGCCGTGGCGATCTGGACATCCGCTTCAAGATCAAAGAGAAGGACGCCAAGCGCGTGATCGCCAACAGCCGCGGCTGGAAGGGTACGATTCGTGGCGTCAAGGTCGTCAACGGAGCCGGTGGTTTGGACAAGCCAAAGAAGTCTGATGATCCGAACATCTTCACCTTGCACATCGACTCGTCCAACCTCGCACAGGCGTGGCTGGAGAAGAAGGAGAAGCTCCTTCACGTCGTCTTCCACAGTGGTGTGCATTGGGCATACGAAAATGTCTCGCTCGCTCTGGCTAAGCAGCTGGAGAGCGCCGAGAGTCAGGGCCAATTCTTCATCTATCGCATCCGCGAAGTGAAGAAGGCCTACAAAGTCAACTGAGGTGACCCATGCGTATCAAGCGCCAAAAGAGCTTCGTCAACCAAGGGGCACCCAACTCCCGTGGCAACGCAGACGTAGGCACCGCCACCAAGAACCCGAAACGTACAGCTACCGATTCGGCACGCGGCTTCGAGGCAACAGCGAACACTGGTGGGCGCGGCACTGCGTCTGTCAGCAACCTGCCAATCGAAATCGACATTGAACCGCTACTCAAGGATATCGTCTTTGGCGAGGACCTTGAGCAGAAGAAGCTGGTCATGCGCATCTACAAGGACATTTACTACAACGACCCAATCGGCGGTTCGTGCGTAGACTTGACCTCGACGCTGCCATTCAGTGACTTCAACATCGGTGGCATCCAGAACTCGAAAGTGGCCGACAGCTTCAACGAGGTGATCGAGCGCCTGAACATCCGTACCCTGCTGCCTGAAATGTCGATCGACCATCAGGTGACTGGTGCGTTCTGCGCCAACATGCTGTACAACCCGAAGAAGAACACCTTCGTTGACCTGATCTGTCACCCGTACGAGAACTGCAAGGTCGACCAGCTGCCGTTCTACTCGCAGGACCCGCTGATTACCGTGGCGTTTCCTGAGAGCCACAAGACGATCATGCAGTCGGACAGTCCACGGATCAAGCGCCTGCGCGAGTATCTGGGTCCGGAAGTCGTCAAGCAACTGAGCAACGACGCGCTGGAGCTCGACCCACTCAGCACCATCTACATTCCACGCAAGTCGTTCACTGACTCGACCGGCGTGTCGTACTACCGCCGCATCCTGCCAATCTGGCTGCTGGAGAAGAACCTCTTCCGTGGCACGCTCGTGGAATCTGCACGTAGGCAGCGTGGTATCCTGCACCTGACTCTGGGTGATGGTGACCAGTGGGAACCAACAGTGGCGGATATGAACTTCGCCATGCAGTTGTTCCAAGACGCGGATGCTGACCCGTTGGGTGCTGTGATCGCGACTCGTATGGGTATCAGCTCCGAGGAGATTCGTCAGGGTGGCGACTTCTGGAAGGTGACCGATATCTGGGACCAGACGATGGCGATGAAGCTGCGTGCTCTCGGCATCAGTGAGTCCTTCCTGTCAGGTGAAGCAACCTACTCCAACGCTGACACCAGCCTGACCGTGTTCATTGAATCGCTGCGTGCGTACCGTGACACTATCACCACCAAGCTGTTCTACAACAAGATTTTCCCGCTGGTGAGTGCGCTGCACGGTTACACGGTCAACTCCCGTGGTAAGTTGGTTACCAAAGGCAACATGCTCGATAAGTTTGATGCCATGAGCAATCACGAGATTCTGCAGGACGGTTCGCGCCTGCTGATCCCGAGCGTTCACTGGGCCAAGCAACTCAAGCCCGAAGGCGATCAGGCGTACATGGATATGCTGCAAGCAATGTCCGACAAAGGCATCCCTGTGCCAATGCGGGCAATGGCAGCAGCAGGCGGCTTCAACCTCGATGCCCTCCTTGCAGACCAGGAAGACGACTTCGAGTTGCTCAAGCGTATCGGTGAGTACCAGAAGAAACTGGCTGGCGTCAAGAAGGAGTTCTTCCCAGAGGCGGATGACGCAGGTGGTGGTGAAGCACTGGCATCCTCGCTGGCCCATCAGGCCCTCATGCTGGAAGCCCAAGCGCGTGGTGTACGCAGCACCGTGTTGCGTGATGGTGGCATGAACCGTATGCAGGCTCTGGCCCAGCGTAACTTCGGTGAAGCCTCCGAGGTTGCGGGTGAGACGCACGATGGCAAACGCCGCTGGCTGACCGACCAGAACAAGGCGAACGAACGGGTTAACCGTAAGATCGCTCGCCAGTTGAGTGAAATCGCCAAGCAGGATAACACGGCGCTCACCCGTATGACGGTTAGCCGTCGTATGCCGGTCTAACGTAATTTACTAGGTAGCGAACGAGCCAGCTCTCGGCAAACATGTGGTTACTGCGAGCCACCTGAATGTAGTGTCGTCTCCCGGCGACACAGTTGGTGAGTTCGCTGGGAAGTTACCGTGGTTCATGGGCAGTTCGCTTCGGCGGCTGCCCTTTTTTTGGCCTCCGAAACTGTAAACCGATACAAACAGGCAAACGGAGGTACTTATGGTTATGTCCTATGTCACGGTCACGGAGGAGCAAGCTACCAAAATCCGTCCGTACTTGAACACGCCAGTGCCTGAAGGAAGACATGAGCGCCTGCAACACCACGCGACACTTGCTTGCATCTTGGCCCGTGAGATTCCATACCAGATCACTACTGCTCAGGTGCAGGCAGTCGCACTCGGCGTGCTGCGCATCACCCTCAACGTCGTAGACCCGGAGACCTTAGCGTGGCCAAAGACAAACGACCCGTCATTTACTTCAATTCGCAAATCCCCCAATTTGCTTGGCTGAGCGCGTTCGCCCCGTTCAGCTTCATCGCTCCTTGGAACGGCGGGTTCATGCTGTTCCGCAGCCGTGAGCACTACTACCAGATGCACAAGACGAAGGACAAGAACTTCCGTGCCAAGATCGCCAACGCATCCGACGGCGGTCAGGCCAAGTACTGGGGTTCCGCCAAGTCTGGTTGCCCGATCGTGGAAGACTTCGACCCCAAGCGCGAGAAGATCATGCGTCGAGCCATGCGTTATCAGTATGCCCAGAACCCAATGCTGGTGCGGCTGCTGCGCGACACGGAGAACGCCAAGCTCGTTGAGCAAGCGCCGTGGGACGACTACTTCGGCAACGGTCGTGATGGTAAAGGCAAGAACGTTCATGGCAAGCTCCATGAGGAGTATCGGGATAATCCGATGACCAAAGAGGAGCTCGTCAAGTATCGTCCTGACGTGCGCCTGTCCGACCTGAGCTACTATCCATTCATCAAGGGCAAAATTGAATGACCTCAACCTCACATCTGGACGAATGGCCGATCACTGAAATCCGCCGCCGTGCAGAGTTCGGCGAATTCGATTGGGAAGATATTCCGATCTTCATTCCAACCGATAACAACGAATACGGCGTTGGTGTGCTGTTCAAAATGGACTTCGCGACTGACGCTGCATCCGCGTTCGACGTGGAGCTCTGCGTCGTCCATCAGCATCCAAACGGTCGTTACCGTACCAGTCTCGAACAGGTATCTCGGGAGTACGGGGTCCTGCAAATGTATGCGAATGTTGGCACTGCCACCATGCGCTTCAAGCAGAACCTTACTACCTGGGGTGAATACAAACTGGCATTAGCCACATTCAGCGGCGTGGAGATTCCGTAATGCACATTCCTCAATGGCATGAGTACATGGACGAAGAGAAGGTAGCGTGGTTGTTGACTCACGTTATCAAAGACCTGACTCCCTCAGCCCAACCCACCCGGTACGATATGAACTTGGTGGCCCGTTGCGAGCAGCTTCTGACGCCGCCGCAGAAAAAGCTGTACATCCAGTACATGAGCAGCGAGATTGCGAAGATCACCTACGCCGGTATGACCGACGAAGAGTGCCAACTGCCTGCAACCGCTGACCAGTTCTACTGGAACTTCATCACAGCACCCGTAGACTTACGTGGTCGCTGCATCTGGCACGTTGTAGCCGACTTCGCACCTTGATGTTACTTGGCCTGCACAAGTAATTTTCTCCGTGTGAACACCGGTGGGAGAATCGAACATGCAGGTCAAAATCCTTTGTGAGCCGATAGCGCCGGCCGACATATTCCAAGACGCCGATGTTCTGGTGTTGCCAATTTTCGTGGACAAGGACACCTACAGTTCTGTCTACTTCGATCCTGAGGAGCGTCGCAAGGTAATCTTCGACTACCTCAACAAACGAAACGTCACCTTCATCTGCCTTCCTGACAACCTCGCAGTCATGTTTCTTGCCGTTCGTGCCAAGCACAACAAGCGGAAGATTCTCAAGCATGCCGAGCGTCTGTACATGAGCACGGTGACAGAAGACTACAGCGACTTCGATCTGAGCCTACCTGGCCTGAGGAACGTCCATGTTACACCAGCAAACGGGGAACCGCTGTCTTGCTACATGCAGCTGCCAAGTTCCCGCAACCAAATCATCATCTACACAGGTGATATCAGGCTGGACAAGTTCTACCGCAGCAAAGTTAGAACCGGTGAGTTTGGGAAGTACACCCCAGACAGTCTCGCCCATCCAACTGTCCGCTGCGCCTTCGAGCGAATCCTGATGACGCTTGGCCGTGACATGGGCTTTGATGTGGAAATCGCCAACATCGTCCGTCACCGCCATAAAGCCCTGATCACCTGCGACGCAATGGAGTTGGAAGCGATATGAGCGCTGAAATCGCAACAGTCACGATGGAGAAGACGCGCCACGTTGCCAACCTGATGCAGCAAGGCCAGTTCTCCCTTTCAGTTTCGTCGTTGGTGGAAGTTGCCAAGGCGGACCCAAACCTTTACAAGGCTGTCCTGAAGAATCTGGAAAACTACGTGCTGCGTAGCGACCTCCAAGACCTGGAAGCCACAGTCGATATGGTGGTAGGCTAATGTCTGGCGGACCGTTAAACATCACGCAGTACATGACCAAGCAGGGCCTCGATCCGAAAATGACGTATGAGGCCCACGTCGTCAACAACAACGACCCGCGCAAGCTCGGGCGTCTGCAAGCGCGCATCGACGGCATCTTCGACGGTATCCCTGACGATCATCTGCCGTGGGCTGTGCCGATGTACCATCACGCTGACGGTGCGTACAACCCAGGTGGTGACGCCCTCGACCGTGCGGGTTCGTTCATGGTTGCAAAGAACAAGCACAAGGTAGGCCTGCGCTTCCCAACTGCTGACCCGCACCGTTGCGTCTGGGGTCCGTACACTGTCGATGACCAAGTGGCGTTGCCTGAGAAGGACAAGAACTATCCGAACCGGGCAGTGTTCAAGTTCTCCAATGGTACGTACTGCATCCTCGACACGACTACCAACGAAATCTTCTTCAACAACCCGGGTGACATGGATATCACGATCCTCGGTGACGTGAACCAGTACATCGTCGGCAACCAGCAGCTGGTCGTCTCTGATACCAAGGGCCTGATCCCAAGCTATCTGCTCAACGCACCCGACACTGTGCTCAGCCGCCTGTCGCCGAAGCCTGCGAAAGAGATTCCTTTCCTGGGTCTGCTGGGTGACGCACAAGCAGGCAACCGCCACATTCACGTCACTGGTGACCAGACGATGCTTGTCGAAGGTAACCGTAAGACGGTCATCAACGGTCAGGACGTTCTCGTTGTCGGCAAGAACCGCTTCGAGAAGATCGGCCAAATCCACCGTATCGAGTGCGCACGCTCCGAAACGAACGGGTGACGTATGGATTTGAACAGACGGTATCACGCGATCCTCTGGAAGGACGGTGAACCTATCGAGGTGCATCACTTCACGATGGAACCAACTGTCGAGCATAGTCGCACCCGTGCCGTATCGTCGATGAACTGGTTCAATGATCGTGAAGCCAAGATATTCTGTGACCGTAAGAAGCAGCACCGCTTTCACACGAATATCAAGTGCGACTCGGACTGGGAAATGGACCGCCGCTTTGAGCGACGTGCCTATGCACCAGATAAGGCACTGACCGACACGCTTCCCGAGTTCACCCACACCTCGCTTTGGGATTTCTACAAGGCGATCGGGTACGACTACAAGGCCAAGAAGTACGTAAGGAGCGATTGATGGAACAAGGACCTCATATCTGGATTGCTGAACTCCAGAATGCAAAAGGGGAGGTGATGGCTTACCACTCCTTCGAGTTAGACCCAAAGCACTACGAAACCCGCAAGCAGTGGAATGAAGCCCACCGCAGCTGGTCAGCATTCCGCCAGCGCGAGCGCAAGAACCTGCTGTGCAACCGCGAGCCCAAGTGTAAAGCTGAATACGCCTGCGCTTGGTTGCAGCCGGACCACATCCAGTTCATGCTTGAAACGCCAGAGGTCACGCACCACAAGACCATCTGGGACGTGTACTACGCGCTCGGTTACGACTACAAGGCTAAGGTGTACCACAGGCCGATGCACCCATCACGCCAAACGCTGCTGTCAGACACTGGCACGTTCATGGCTAAAGTCCCATGGACGGCAAACGACCCGGATATCGTCAAGGTGTTGAAGTGCCTACTTGAAGTAGGCATGGACCACAACACACCAGAAGGCTTCTTGCGCGTGGTGTTGCACGACGATGAAATGCGCTACAACCTGGCGTTCTTCGATATGACTGGCGTGCACGGCTCCGAAATGTTTACCGACGTTCGCCTTGCGATCCACGCATGGTTGGAACGTAGCAAGAGCGACAACATACGCCGCTTCTCCTTCTTAGGCAAACGCACTGCGATGCGCGGTGAGAAGTACGGCCCTCAACTCAGGATGTAAGCCAATGAAACTCGTGACGTTGTTCCTCAATGGTGAAATGAATTCGTTCTACCTGTTCGACCTTCCAGCGGAGGAAGACGCTGCTCGCCGTGAGGAGCGCGTCGCCTACTTCGCATATATTCAGGACGTCGAGGAGTGGATTCGCTGCCAGCGTATCAAGCGTGCAGTGTTGCCGCGCTACGCCTACATCCGTGATCTGGAAATCTACCTGACCCAGCTGCAAGCAACTGCGGCGTCGCAAGGACTCGACGTGGAAACTCCAATCAGCCTGGAAGAGGCGTTCCCAGACGTTCCGCAATTCCACTGCGACAACATCTTCCAGGTCTTCGAGAAGATCGGCTTCGACCACACAACGCAAACATTTGGTGGCGTATGAATGGATGTGTAGCCGTGTTGTACCACAACGGAGAGCTGCACTCATTGCATCAATTTAAGCTACCAAATAACCTGGAACGTTATATGGAGCAAGTGATTGCCCTCACGGATTTTCAGCAGAACGAGGCAACGCGCTTCTTCTCCCTCTTCGACACCAAGTTCGAGTTGGATTGGCGTGCAACCGTGACTCGCAACACCACACGGCTTGCCAGCGCGTATGCGATTGATCTGCAAACCTTCCACTCCAACCTGCCCTGCTTCGAGCACCAAGACCTGTGGGAATTCTTCCACAACATTGGTTACGACAGCGCACAGCGCAAATACATGGGTATCCCGAATGACACACCTGAACCTCGACGAATTGGACGCCTCGGTTGGGATCAAGACTCGCACGGGTCTGAACTCCGAAGCGGAGAAGCGCCGCCAAGAGAAGCGCCGCAAGCGCAGCTCCAAGCGCCTCAAGGAAACTGACAAGCTGCTCGCAGCAGGTGGTGATGACAATGCGTAGCGAACATTCCTCGCGCAGCTTTCTCTCTGGTGATCTGATCTGGGGCGTCAAGGCGAGCGATCCACTGGGTACCGTGTTCTTCCGCCGTGACAGTCTGCCCGTGCAGTCGCGTCCGTTGCTGACCAAGCCACGCTCGCGCTTCCTGTCGGAATCGCCTTCTACTTACCTGAGGTAAATATGCGCATCGTCTACAAGGACATTACCAAAGAGTTTCGTCAACTCCTGCAAGGGTGCCAGAACCAAAAGGACTCGATTGCTTGCATTCAAGTGACCCAGTCCGAGCTGACGCAAATCTTGAAGCATCTGGACGGTCCGCAATTGCTGCCTGACTACTTCCAGCGCCGTCAGGTACGCCTTGACGAAATCGCCCGTGAGCGGCTGCAACTCAAGCACGATCTGGAGCGCGCCGTAGGCGATGCAGCACGGGAAGCCATCTACAACAAAGACTCCGACCTGGAGTTGGAAGCTCACAACATCACCGAGAAGGTGCCACGGGAAATCACCCAGAACGGCGTCCTGATCAAGGTGGTCATGAAGGCGTAACTATGGACTACATCACGAACGGCCTGTACGTTGTGTACAACAACAAGCAAGACCATGTTGAGGCTGCAACGCACTTTGTAGAAAACGAAGGCCAGCAACGCTACGTGGATTTCGACGGTGTGCCTACTCCTGTGATAAAGTGCATGGCTGCGGACAACGTCAACTACGGTAGCGATACCGAGCAGAAGTATTTCCCACGGCTTGTGAAGTTCCGTGTGGCTAAAGACGACGTTGGCGATTATGCTGAGGTGGTGTTCTCAATACCGACCGATGACCTCGACCACTTCGTTCCTGCGTAACCCCACAAAGACCTGGCTTCGGCCGGGTCTTTTCGTTTCTCCACGTTAATTTACTGTCCGTAGTACCATCACTACGCATAGGAGTAACCCACGTGGGCGAAATTCACAACCCCCGGGTAATCGGTGACTTGGAGCTTACCCAAGCCCCATCCGACCCCAAACATGCTGTACGTCTACAAGACCTCGACGCTCGCGTTCAGCCACTGAAAGCCTTTGTCTCCGATATCACGACCAGTAACGGTATCGTGGCATCGAAGGTATACGCGCCTACCGTGCCTGCAAACAAGGTCCTCCAGTCTGCTGTGACGGACACCGAGAACGTGCGCGTGCATGTTCTCGCACAAGGTGGTCTGTTTGAAGTGCCTGAAGTCACTGTCAACGGTACCGCTGCTGGCAACTGGACGCCAAGCTCAGACAACCTGTTTGCCGGCTACGCCGACATTTCCGTGGAAGAAAGCGGCACCATCACCGTTCAGTCGAGCACTGGCTACACCTCGACCGTGAACCTCACCGTTGCGACCGAAGGCCCTGCGATTTCGCAAGCCACCATCGGTGCACTGCCAGGTACCCAGACCGAAGCCAAACAAGGCGACGTGGTTGCAGTCACTGGTATCGTGGCAAACGACGCGGTATCCATCGCTGTCAAAGTCGCTGGCGCTGCGCAGTCTGGCACTGTCACTGGCTTCGGTGCAAGCGATAGCGCTGGTGCGGGCTTCAAGACCTTCACCGGTACGTTCACCGTTGGCTCCGGCACTGGCGCTCAAGCCGTCACTGTCATTGCCAAGAACGCGCTGGGTACCGAGGGTGCAGAAACTGCCTCGCTCAACACCATCGTCCTCAACCAGACCAAGCCTACCATCGGTGCGATCAGCGTCAACTACCCGAATGGGCAGAGCGCGCTGCGTAACGGCGATGTGGCCCAGGCATCCAGCACCATCACCGATGCCGACGTGGTCAACTACGCCTTCTCGGCTGCTGGCCAGACCGTTGCGATCCAAGACCCGGACTCGTACACTGTCAGCAAGGACATTACCCTCACCTCGGGTACCTACAGCGTCGCCAACAACTACACCATCACGGCTACCAAGTCGTCGAACGGTGCAGTCTCGACGCGCACTGGCAGCATCAAGATCGCCAACAGCGAAGCAACCGCAGCGATCAGCGTGCAAGGTAACCCTACCAAGCTGCGCACCGACGCAGACGGTGAGACCTACACCCTGGTGGTCACTCCAAGTCAGACCCTCAACGCAGCTCCAAACCTCACTCTCGCAGTGGGTGCCTGGGTCGGCTCGTGGACACAAGCAGGCAACAACTGGACTCGCACCTTCAAGGTTGCGGACAGCGATGCGCGAGGTGCAGCAGCCGTCACCGGCA